AATACAGCTGATATTGAGCTTAATACAGACGAAAATATTGATAAAAAAATAATAGAAATACATGAAGGTTTAGTTCGTGATATTGCTTATAACAGTAAAGGAGAGATAGCTGCGCAAACAGCATTTGAATGTGCGTTGCTCGGGTATGGAGCAATAGCAGTTAATACAGAATTTGAAAATTCTAATAGTTTCAATCAACGAATAATAATAGAGACAATCAAGGATCCTGTATCAGTATTTTTTGATCCAGCGGCTAAAGATGTAACTAAAGAAGACGGTGATTTTTGTGGAATGTGGAACATATTAAGTCATGATGAATTTAAAGCATTATGGCCCAACAAAGAAATAACGACAGGATTGTCTCTTGGTGAAAATAATATCGAAGGTTTATTTGAGTGGATGACAAATGACAATGTTGCTGTTGTTGATGTATATAAAAAAAAATGGAAGAGAAAAAAAATATCATTATTAAGTAACGGCGAAGTAGTTGATTCAAAAGATGCAGATGAAATTATAAGTGCACATTATGCTCAATACGCAACGGATCAATACGGAAATTATACTGATAATTTTGTTTCATTAGAGATTGTTGATGAAAGATGGACTAAAGATTATGAGATTTGGCATTATAAAATTAGCGGAGTTGAAATTTTAGAAAAAACGAAGTGGCCTTCAAAACTTTTGCCCTTGGTTTTTATGGATGGTAATTCATATACTATAGAGGGCGAACAGATTACAAAATCATTTACTGAGTTTGCTCATGATGCGCAAAGATATTATAATTTTTTAAAAAGTGATATTACTCAGTATATTAAGAGTGGTAGAAAGGAGCAGTGGTACGGTGATGTAGAATGTATAGCTGGATATGAAGAAGTGTGGAAAAATCCGGATAGAATTGAAGGGTTACTACCTTTTCGCACAATTCCAGGAAAGCAATCTCCTTCAAAAACAAGTCCTATCGAAATCCCTTCTTCGCTCATGGCTCAGCAAGCCTATGTTGATACTGAAATTCATACTGTTCTAGGTATTTTTCAATCGACTAGAGGTGATATAGGAAATGAAATCAGTGGAGTTGCTATTGCCAACAAAATTAGACAAGGATATAGCAGTGCTTATGTTTATATAGATAATAGAAACAGAGCTATAGAACAGATAGGTAGAATTGTCGTATCATTAATTCCACATATTTATGATACTGAAAGAAGTATTTTTATTACAGATGCTGATAATCAACAAAAAAGTGTTAAAATCAATGATGGAGAAACAAATATATCAAAGTCAAATTTTAATATTAAAGTTAAAGCTGGTTCATCATTTGCAATGCAAAAAAACGAGAATATAACTAAGATGAAAGATTTAATGCAAATATATCCAGACGCTAGGCCTTATTTAGTTGGTGATTATGTCAAAAATTTAGATTTAAATAATGCTGTTCAGTTAGCTCGAGAGCTTGATGATGCATTAGTTCCGGAACATGTTAAAGCTAAACGCGAAGGACGACAACCAGCTCCTCAGCCTCCTAATCCTATGATGATAGCTCAGATGCAAAATCTTCATGCTGATACTAAGAAAAAGCAATCAGAAGCAATTAAGAATCAATCTCAGGCTATAAAAAATCAAACTGATACTCAAATTGAAGGTATTGCTACTATAGATAGTCTTATGAATTCACATATGGATAGAACACATGATAATGCTAAATTAGATATGCAAAACAGAAAGATTGATGCTGAAATGTACAAAGCTCAAGCCGAGCTTATAGATAAGATGATAACTACTACAGAAAAAGGAGTCTAATTATGAGTAGAAAAAAACATTGGTATGGAAAAGAAGACATCACTCGTGAAGAACTTGAAGAGATTCTTGCAGGAGATGATGAAAGCATAAAAGTTAAAGCACAATATGATATTGATCGTCTGGATCGATTAGAGCAAGAATGACAAATGTAAAAAATTCCGCACACTTAGATGTCAAAATTCTTTGACATTTATATATATTTTCACATAGCAGCTATAAAAAAACAATTGTTATTCAAAGTTTTTAAAATAGTTACTGTATCTATAGACAGTATTAGATTCGATAAATGATTCTATATCAGCCTTTTTATAAAAAACCTTCCTCCCTATTTTAACGTAAGGTAAAGGATAACGTAAGGATTATGTAAGGTGGATTTTGGGGTAATAACCAGGCTTTTTTAAAGATATAATATTTATCATTTAGCAAATATGAAAAAATCTATAATATGTAGTTGACATTGTCCCAATAAAATCCTAAACTTGCATTCGTATACTCTTATATTAGATATGAAACCATATTTAAAAAGAGGTCTTTCACAGCAAAGATATTAGCTGGTAAGGCGAATATGTAGCCATAAATGCATAGTAGGAAAAGGAGACAACATGTCAGAAGTAACCGATGGAGCCCCAGAAGGGCAAGAAGAAGTTATAGCTGAAGCATTAGATGAAAATATATCTAATGATGAAGACACGGAGATTGAAACTCCGGTTGAAGATGAAGAATTAGAGGAATCTGAAGAGTTAGAAGCTCTGAAAGATGCTCCTGATTCAGTTAAGGACAAAAAATGGGTTCTACGAAGGCTGGGAAGGCTGGAAACAAAGCACAAACAGGCTTCGCGAGAAGATAAGCAGAGAATTAAAGAGTTAGAAGCTTTGGTTCGGTCGGCTGAAATTCAAAAGAGTCAAGAAAAGGCTCAATTTAATGAAGTTTTGACCGAAGAGCAGAAACAAGAGATTCAACGTCGTGAAATAGAGATGCAGAATCTACAGTTTCAGGTTTATGAAGCTGCTAAAGAGCAAGAATTTGCAAGAAAAATGCAGGAAAAGGCTGCTGATATCGAAGATTTTTCCAAAAATATCATTCAATTAGGAGATAGCGGAAATTTCAGTGATACAATGCTTTTAGCTGCTAAAAATTCTCCTAATGGCCCTGATGTCATTTATCATCTATCAAAAAATCAAAGAGAAGCTGCACGTATCTCCAGATTGCCACCTGATCAACAAGTAAGAGAGATGTATATGCTTGAAGGTAATATGTTAAATAGAACAAAACCGATCAAATCATCTGCACCTCTTCCGATTGATTCAACGAAGGCAGTTCCTAAATCAAAAACAACATCAGATCCTATCGCGATGAGTTATTCTCAAATGGTAGACGCTGAAAAAAAGAAATATATGAGATAATTTTAGGGTCTTTACAATAAGTCACTGAAATTATTAATTTTTTTGATTTATTATGGAGGCATTAAAATGGCTAATACGCTCATAAATAGTACGCTATTGTCTAAACAATCTGCTGCGTACTTCAAAACAAACAATACTTTTATCGCTACTGCTAATCGTCAGTATGATGGTATATTTCGTGATAATACTTATGATGCTGGTCAAACGATTAATATTCGTTTAGATAATCAGCATAAAGTTCAACGTGGTAATTCAGTTACTGCATCAGATATTAAAGAAACATATTTACCTCTTACTTTGAGGGATTTATATACTGTGTATATAAATTATTCAACTATAGATTTATCAACAACATTGCGCTATAACAGTTGGAAAGATCGTGTATTACTTCCAGCTGTTAGGAATATTATTTCTGATATAAATAAAGATATAGCTTTAGATGCTGTTAATAGTGCTTATTTATCAAACGGTACTCCTGGCACTCCTATTAATACTTTTGCAGCTGTTGATAATACTGGCGCAATAATGGTTGGACAGGGTATTGATAAAGGTAAGGAATGGTTTCTTTCTTTAAATCCGTATGATGCATCAGCTTTAAAATCTGCTTTACAAAATTCATTTAATACAACTTTGAATGAAGAAATTAGTTTTGGCTCACAATTGGGTAAATTATCGCATTTTACTGTATTTGAAGATCAAAGCATTGCTGCACATCAATCTTATACTGGAACTTATGGAACTCCTGTTGTTAATGGGGCTGTTTCTTCTGGAAATACAATCGTAGCTGCTGGTTTTGATGATGGTGGTGGTGCTGGTGTAACTGGCATGTTAAAGAAGGGAGATATAATTGAGATTACACATGCTACTTTGCAGCCTTATTTTGTGAATAGAGTAAATAAGATTAATAGTCGTCAAAAGGCTCAATTTCTTGTGACTGCTGATGTTAATGTTGCGATTGGAGGAGCTGCAACTATTCCTGTTAATCCAACTATTAATATTGATACTGATGATCCTAATCAAAATTTATCTGGTGCTATTCCTGATGGAGCAACTATTACTGTTATTAGAAACAGTACTGACGGTTTACAGAATGTCAATATAGCTTATCCATCGTGTGGTTTATATGCTGTCTGTCCTCCTCTGGAAAAATTAGATGCTTGCGATAGTTCAACATTTATGGATCCTGAAACAGGATGGTCAGTTCGTATATCTAAAGGTAGTAGTATAGGAAATAATGTAAATCAATTACGTCTTGATGTACTTTGCGGATGGGTGTGGATTCCATCCCAAATAGTTAGGCTCGTATCCTAAATAATCCTTAAGGAGGGATTATTTTCCCTCCTTATAGTTATATTATTATTAGGAGAATAAGATGGCTACACCAATATATAGAACTGTTAATGATATAATAGAAAAAGCATACAGAATAATAAATGTTAAATCTAATGATCGAAATTTAACTGGAGATCAAGTAACAGAAGGATTGTATTCTCTTAATGTTTTACTTGATGAATTATCTGGCAATGAATCATATATTCCATTATTTAGTGAAGTTGAATTTTCTTTAATTCCAGGAGAAAGGGACGTT